AGAGGGTATAAGTGTACCATATAAAGTGCAGGGTATAGACAATGTAGCCACAGGCATCGCGCTACTAGAGCGCTCTGCCCATGCCGCCCGCGAACTGGGGCCGTTCTCCGACAAGCTCGACGGGTTCCTTGGGCAGCTTGGCCTCATCGCGCTCAAGATGATGACCAAGCCGCTACCGGACTGTTCGGACGATCTGGCTATGCTGGCGAGGATCGTGCGGGAATAGCTGCGGGGTCGAGGGCGCGGGATTCGGTGGCTTCACGGCCAGCGTCAAACGCCTCCATCAAAGAGTGATACGAGAACTCGATTATAGGCTCAGGCAAGCCTGCACCATCCAATTCGGCCCAAGCGTATTCACGCGCTATTAGCCCACGCACGTATTGCTTGGCGGCTTCCGAAGGTTCGTTCGCGGTCATGTCTGCGGCTCCTTGTCCTCGTGGCGCTCAAAGTAGCCGCTGGCAAACGCATCATCGTGAGGCTGCACGACAAGGTAGCCGGTAAAGTCTGGCCCGAAACCAACGGTGGCCTCGTAGTAGCCTCGGCGCTTGTTCGGTGACGGGTGCAGGGTCGTGCCTGCGGGGATGATAATATCGCGCGTCGTTTTCATGTCGGTTCCTTGTCTATATCCAATCCAGCATCTTTCATGACGCGCACAACAAACGGCGACGGCGTAAGGCTGCTCAAATTGGCAATCTGTTCCATCATGTGCGCGTTCTGCGCCTCAACCATGCGCTGCCGTTGCCAGTATTGTTCTGCGACAGAGCGATAGATGCGCTCCTCGGTTTCCTCTGCCCAGCGCTCGACATGATCAATCTGACCTTCAAGATAAGCGACGCGTTCACGCAGCCGCTGTGCTTCGCCCCACGGGTTGATGATGGCCTTCCAGTTCATGCTCTCGGCGCCTTGTCCTCGTGGCAATCGCAGCGCCCCGGCTCAAGAGCTGGCGCATTGGACGTAGCGCAGTCGCTGGCATGGGTGCGTCTTCCTGACAGTTCGACATAAGCGTCTGCCAGTTTCTCGCGGAGGCTGCGGATCTCGGCCTCGGCACTGGCGGCAATGTCTTTGGCCCAAGCTTTGAGGTCCGCGAAATCCAGTTCGGCCTGCTCCACCTGCTCGCGGAGGCTGCGGATTTCGGCCTCTTGGCGCTCGATGCGGTCGGCCAGTTCACCGAAGATGCGACTGCCGTTCATGCGCTGCACGCTGTTGCGGTCGGCCTCTCGCGCCCGCTCCAGCAGATCATCCATTGTTCGTCTCCAGTGCTGCGCGGGCGATGGCCATTTCACACGGGTTACTGACATAGTGCGCTTGGCAATAGCCGTGGTGGTCGTACCAGCAAGGTTCATCGTCAATCAGACCCTTCAAAGCCTCCCGTAGCTTCGCGTTCTCGGCCTCTAGCCTCGCGTTCTCGGCCTCTGCTGTTGTGGTGCGGGCTATCGGCACCGCCCCATCGTCAATCACTGCGATGCGACCGGCGCGGTAGAGGTTCCAGAGCGCGGCAATGAACGGGCCATCGCCTTGGTGATTGAAATGCGCGGTTTCCCTGTGAGAGCAGCTTGCCAGATCGCAAAGCGTATCAGCGAAATAGTGCCCTTCGTCGGCCAGCAATTCTTGCGTAGCCGCACGATCCAGCGCGGCGAGTTCGTCTTGTGTCATGTGCGGTCCTTTCAAAACCGGATGTCGTCGTCGGCCCAGTCGTACAGATCCCAGCCGAACTCGCGGCGGAGGAAGTCGCGGAGGGTCACTTGGCAATCTCCAGCGGCAACTCAGGCTCACGCGGCGCGACAGGCGGGCGGCGGTATCTAGTGAGGGGGGTTGTCCATGCGCGGTGGCCGGGACGCGGCTGCATCACGCGCGGCTTGGTGAGGTGGTGGATTAGCATGGCGTCACAATCCAAACGAGGGTGAACAGCGCGGCGAAGGCAGGCATGATCCAAAGGACCGGCCAGAACTCGCGCGGGTTGGTGCGAATGAGGTGGAGAGCAGCGCGCATCTAGTGGGCCTCCTCGCTGTGCTGGCGGGCGAAGCTGGGGGCCGTCGGCACGTACAGCGGCGAAGGCTCAGTCACGCCCAGCGCATCGGCAGCGCGTTCCAGATACTTAATCACGTCATCCGTTTCGCCAGCGATGGCAGCGGCAAGCGCCCATGAAACGTGCGAGCGGGCCTTGCCAAGAATCGCGGCGCGGTCCTGATCGGCGGCAACGTGTGCGGCCATGCGCGCTGTCTGTGCGGTGCGGCTCATGGCTCAGTCCTCCAACCGGCGTTCATCGTCACCGCACCAATCGTTCGGCTCCAGATCAGCCTCAAGATCGGCCAAGAGGTTCCAAACGTCTGCGCATTCGGTGATGTTGTAAATCGCCTCAAGCAGCGGCACCTCGGCACGCATGGCGAAGCGGGTGTAATCACCATCGGCGCGCTCAAGAGCCGCGAGATAGGCAGTGGCGGTTTCAACCAGCTTGCGCGCCTCGGCAAGATTGCGAGCGCGATTTGCGGCGAGCCAGTCAAATTTGGTTTCGGAAGTCATGTCGGCGTCTCCTTGTTTGTTGTCACCTTCCTAAACGCGACAATTTGCGATTGCAACAATAAAATGCGCTTGACCGCAAAAAAATGCGATGTTAAGAAACTGGCATGGAAAACACACTCACACCCACCGACGTGGAGGCGGCTGCGCTTAAGGCTCGGCTCCCTCTGATCAAGTTCATCAAGCAAGCTGGTGTATCGCCTTCGGCGTTCTACCGCTGGCGGAACCAGGAACACGAACTGCGCCCGCTAACGCTGGCAAAGCTCGCAGACGCAGTGGAGGCTGTATGACCGCTCTTATCATGCTCGGTGCGACCGTAGCCTACTTTGCCATCACGACCCCGCTCGCAATGTGGATCGGGCGCTTCTGCGGTTTCAACAAGGGGACGCGCTGGTGATCGACCACGAGAGCGAACCCGGCTCCTACGCCGATGCCCTGCGCTATCCGCACAACATTCGAGTGGAGCCTTACACATTGCCGATCCGAGTGCTGGTGGCCTGCGAATATTCCGCCACGGTTCGGGATGCATTCCGGGCGCGCGGGTTTGATGCATGGTCCTGCGATCTGTTGCCGACAGAAGGCGATCCGCGCTGGCACATCGAGGGCGATGCAATCCAGGTTGCGCGCGTTCAGCATTGGGACTTGATGGTAGCCCACCCGCCCTGCACGCATTTGGCAGTCAGTGGCGCTCGGCACTTTGCTGCAAAGGTCGCAGACGGTCGCCAGCAAGAAGCGCTTGGATTTGTGGCTGACCTGTTCTCGGCTCCGATAAAGCACATTGCTCTGGAAAACCCTGTCTCGATCATTTCGAGCCGGTTCCGCAAGCCCGACCAGACAATCCAGCCTTGGCAATTTGGCCACGGTGAAACCAAAGCAACTTGTCTTTGGCTGAACAACCTTCCGAAGCTCAAGCCCACTAACATTGTCGAAGGGCGCGAGGCGCGCATTCATCGGATGCCCCCTGGCCCCAACCGCTGGAAAGAACGCAGCCGCACCTTCGCCGGCATCGCCGCAGCGATGGCTGAACAGTGGGGTGATTATCTTCTGAACACCCGCGCGCCCCACACCCACTCCCAGCGCGCGGAACCTGCCGGGGCGGCTGTTCCCAATCCCGATGCCGCCCCGGATTTTTCTTAACACTAACTTCCAATAGGAGATTGGAATGAACTTCAGAAACCATCCCCTTGGGATGCCGCAGAGCTATGCCGAAAAGTTGGCCCAGCGTCATTCCGATCTAGGCTTTATCATGGCCCAACTTAACCGCGAATACGGTGAACATGGCTTGACGCGAGACGACATCGCCAAGCTGCGCAAGCCAAAGAGCGAGCCGTTTGAGCCGCAAATGACTGCATCGATCACGGACAAGTACATCCGGCAGTCCGACTTTGCGGCATTCAAAGCCACCATTCGGGCCGACGCGAAGCTGCTCGAAAAGCTGAACGAAGCGCGCGGGATTGTTTCGGAACCCGCGCCGGAAGAGCCTAAGCGGGTGGTAAAATACGCCCCGCCTTCGCCGGATTACATCCCCGCTGGGCACCGCGAGATTGTAGCGGCAATCGCTGCGGACATGGATGTATCGCTGGCGGATGTGATCGGCCTCAAGCGTTCGAGAGCCATCATGCAAGCGCGCCTGGTGGCTTACAAAGTGCTTTCCTCGCGCGGCACGAATAGCCTTGCGCAAGTTGGCCGGTGGATTGGCGGGCGCGATCATAGCACGGTGATCAATGGCTTGCGCAAGTATGAAAAGGACGCAACGCCGTGGATGCGAGAGATCGTGCGGCGATGGACGGAGACAGGGGAATGATCGAGCCACAGGAGGTTGAAGCCATGCGCCGGGGAAGTGAGCAATTACGCAACAGCATCTTTGCCCTACTGGCAGAGCGCCAAGCGAAGTTTACCGCTAAAGTGGAAGGGCACAGCCAAGCCCGCCAAGCCATCGCCAAGGGCATCGCACCGGAGACGGTCAAGAGCCTGTTTGATTTATCCGATACGGCATACGAGCAGCTTGCCGGTCAAGTACGTGGAGGTTTAACAGCATGAGCAGCGAAAAAACCCCCCTTCCGTGGGGGAACATGGTCCGCAGGCCAGCGATCGACAACGACACCCTGGTGCATGTCAGCCGCGACCCCTGCCCCAAGTGCGGGATTCGCGGCGACATTGGTTGCAGGCACAGGCGGGCTACACCTGCCTCATAAACTCCCCGATCTTCTCCTTAGCATCGGCTGCACCGTAGCAAACCAGCACGGTGTGGCCGATTTCGTTTAGGTATCCGTGCCACTCTTTCTGCACGGCGCTAACCTTCCCGCCTTGGCTGCGCTTCATCTCGATCCACAAGCAGTGAGCAGGCACCAGTAGATCGGGCACGCCCGCGCTAACGCCTTCAGCCTTGAGCCTAGCCCCGGTCGTCCTTGAGCGCTGCTCGCCATTCGGAATCGCAAAGATACGGCACGGGCGGTAGGTCTGGCGGAACCAACTTACCACCTCGCGCTGCTCTTCGTGTTCGGTGCGGATGCGTTCGCCAGTGGGCTGGCGAGGACGCGGGGTTCTTAGAACGGCAGTTCTTGTTCCCATTTCGGGCAGGCTCCTTCGGTTTGCGTAAAGTCAAGCGGCGGGGTCGTGTTGAACACCAGGCAAGAGCCGTGCCCTGTGTAATGGTCGCAATTCCAGCAGAAGCGCGGCGGGCCTTTAGCCTTCCAAGCCTCGTAGTCCGTTAATGCCTGCGGCTTTGGCGCTCTCATGCCCATGTCCTTTTCAATACGCGGTAAAACTTGCCGTCTCGGCGGTATTCTAACTCACTCGGGCACTGGCCAACATTAAGCGCATTGGCGGTATCGTCCAGCCCCGCACCCGGCTCAAGTTGCACACCAGCCTTACCGGCGATGGTGGCCAGCAAGCGTAGGGCCTTGTCGCCCGCGTAACCGTCATGCAGCACGGTGAGGTACTCCGTGACCGGCGTGTCAGACAGCGCACCGTAATACGTCACGGCCAGCATCTCCTTGCCGCTTGCGCGGCTGGTGTGCGCCCGCCAGGCCCAAGAGGTAACGGCCAGCGTATCGCCATCCAGCCCCATAATGTCGTCATTGTGGAGCGTGTAGGTCTTAGGCTCAGGCGCGGGAAACTCCTGCCCGCAGGCAGGGCAAACCATCACACTAACGTGGACCAGTTCATCGCAGTTATCGCACACCTTCATGGGCGCTTCGCCTGTCCCGCTCCCCTTGCGCTTCGGCGGCTGGACTGCGGTGATCGGGCCATGCGCCTGCACTACGCCCGCAAAGTCGAGGACAAGGCAATCCTGCTTGCCATCGGCAACGCGCATCCCGCGCCCTGCCATCTGGACGTACAGGCTAGGCGACATGGTGGGCCGCAGCATGACAATCAGGTCAATGCCAGGAGCATCGAAGCCGGTCGTTAGGACGTTGGCATTCGTAAGCGCGCGAAGCTCGCCAGAGCGAAACCTGCGGATCAAATCGGCGCGTTCGGTCTTGCTGGTGTCCCCGGTGATGCAGCCTGCGGCAATGCCGTATTCGGCCAGCACCTCGGCAACGTGCTGCGCATGTTTGACACCAGCGCAGAAGAACAGCCAAGAGCGGCGATCCCCGGCAAATGCCAGCACCTCGCGCACTGCCTGCATGTTGTTTAGATCGGTATCGACGGCGGCTTGCAGTTCGCTTTCGATGTACTCCCCGCCGCGCTTGTGGACGCCGGAAACGTCGAGGCGCGTCTTTGTGACCTTAGATCGCAGCGGCGACAGGTGGCCCTTAAACACCAGTTCCTCAATGGATACGGGTTCGATCAGGTCGCAGAATAGCGCAGGCGCGTCGGTGATGAGGCCGTGCCCCAAGCGGTATGGGGTGGCGGTCAAACCAACTACCCGCATCGCCGAGTTAATCGCCAACAGGTCGTTGATCAGCGTGCGGTATCCGCCTTCATCGGCGTGGCTGACAAGGTGGCAATTGTGTGCAGCTATTCCATTAGCAAAGTAAGAAGGGTGTCCACTGACTTGAAGGTTGTATACAAGTGCAGGGCTTTCTCGTTCGACACGCGATACACCGACCACCCAAGCCCCGCTAAATAAGCCATCTTTTTGCTGTCCTGTTCCTGTCTCTCTAGGCTGCCGTGAGAACCGCCGTCCAGTTCTATCGCAATCATCTTCTCTTGATTGGCAATGTCTACTTTGTAGCAGTTCGGATAAACCCCGTTGCGATGACCAGCGTTTGTCTTGATCGACAATTCCGCTGTCCAACCATCTCCCAAAGCGTGAAGAAGAGCCAATTGAGGCAAAGGCAGCAATTGCCCGTTGCCTCCACGCTGAATAGGCGAGTGACGAATTTCCTTTAGCCGTTTGCTGATTTTTTTGCGAGCTTGAGCGTCCAAGACCGTTGGATGTGACTTCTTTGCACACTTCACCGAGCAATAAGCTTGTTTGCTCCACAATTTCTCTTGCATGGCCGAAATAACTTTTCCGGCCTCGTCTTTCCTC